AGATTCTTGGTTTTCTCCTGATATTGTTGCAGGTCTACAGTCAGGGGCTCTTACTTATTCAGACCCCTCAAAGGCGTGGTTCTACGCTAATAGTCTTGGAACAATTCTTATTAAAAAGGCAGAGCTTATAGTTGGTGAGCAGGTTTTAGAAACTATAGATGGAGATTTATCCGATATTTTCAATAAGGTCTATGAAAATTGTAATACCCAGTTTGGAGTTGCCACAGATGCCTACGGTATTGTGGGAATTGACGATTTAAAGATGATGTCTACACGACGTGTTTTTCCAACAACAAATGGATATGTGACCTGTATTTTGCCCTTTAGTTTTCAGAGAGTTCGTTTGAAGAATGGGTTTCCTTTGCTTTCTTGTAAAGAAAACACTGTTCGTATTGAAGTAACTCTTCGTCCGTTTTCAGAATGTGTTCGTGTGGCAAGTGGAATGCGTGAAGGTTGTAATGAAACCCCTCTTGGTAAGACATTTAATTTTGCTAAGAGTTCTAGCCTTACTCCAACTTTCTTAGATGCAAGACTGGTTACCTATGGTGTTCTCACCGATGGAAAGTTACGTGAGGCTCTTATGAAGGCTCCCTATGAAAGATTATTTCGTGAGGTTCAGAAGTTTGAGTTTAGTGAGCCGAAAAAATACTTAATTAATACTGGTGGTGGTATGGTTCGTCTTCAATTGCCTCTAGAAGTGAATGGGCCTCTGGAGGAAATTATCTGGGTTATTCGGCGAAAGGCAGTGGCCTTGAATAATGAATGGACAAATTATAGTAATACCTTAGAATCTGAATATGACCCTGTTTATCGGCCACTAGGAAGTATGTTAAAATATGCCGAACTACAAGTCAATGGGACTTCACTCATTGAGGCCGATGGAGAATATTTTCGCAGAAATCTTGCAAGGAATCATAAGGGTGGAATTGTTGCCTATAATTCTTTTATTTACGGTTATACCTTTGCTTTAACACCCGGTTCTCATAATCCATCTGGATGGATTAATGCAAGTCGCACGGCTGATGTGCGTTTACGGATTGATGTTGCCCCTCCAAATGGTTCTGAGGATTTGGAGTTTGAAGTCTTTGTCTATTGTATTGGAATGAATTGGGTCAGATTTGAGAATGGAATTGCTAATAAATTATTTAGTTCTTAGTAGGACTATGCCAAGAAGAAATAAAAAGGGAGAAAAACTAGAGAAAGAACAATGGCAAACGAATATTAAAGAAGCATCTAAGTATGGATTGACCTTGGTAAATTATAGAACGCGTAGAAACGCTAAAACTCTTCCAAGACTTAATGGCGACCCACTTCCTGCTCCACCACCACCAGCTCATACTCGTCCTCCTACCACTCCTAAACCTTCTCGTCCTCCATCTACCATATCTGCTACTTCTCGTCCTCTATCTATTACTCCTGAACCTTCTCGCCCATCTACCACTTCTGGCTCCGTAAGTGGCATTGTATCAAGGCCGGTTATTATAGCTAGAACTTTATCACAGGGCGATTGTTTCTTTTCTGCAATTTATCGTGCTTCAGTTGAGCAAGATCTTCTTCAAAAACTAAAAGAATGTCATCCATCTATTGATATTTCTAATGAAGATGATTTTGTTATTACCTTACGCCGCCTTGTATCAGCTAATGCAGATTCCTCATTAAAATTTTTATATAATTTTTTATATGACTTATATACAAGTAGAAATAAGAATAGCATAGCTACTTTAAAAGAACAAATGAGTGATCCTGCTAGATTTGACAGGTGGCAAAAACAAGTCATTAATAAATATATATTGGGTTCTAAGCCTGATTTAATAGGGTTTATTACAGAATATAAAAGAGGTATAGAAACAAGAACAAATTATGCAAGTGATATAGAAATTTGGATAACACGTGATTTATTTGAGTTTTGTGGTATAAAATTTATGTCATTTAATACAGCACAGTCTGTATTAAAAAATAAGGATAAGGATGGAAATGATATAATTAATTTGTATAATAGTGGTGGTTTTCATTATGAATATTTTAGTTTCATTACTTACGGTGGTAAGCGCTCTAGAAAAACAAGAAAGCGCCGTTCTAACTAACAGCTTCAATAGACCAGAAATCAGAAGATAATTTGGGCTTTAGTAGATATTTATAAGGTAAATAAAAATATCCATTATCTCCCCAGTTAGGTCCCCAGCTATTACGTATAATCCATTGTTTTGTTGCATTATTGTAGCCACATACTAATACAGCATGACCTCCAAGAATATTATCTCTACGTTTGGGCATACTGACAATTCCTGTTTTTGCAGTCTTTGTACTTTCAAAAGATGAAAATATTCTTATTCCAGCTACAAAAGGAAGTCCTGCTGCAAGAGTTGCCTGCATAGCATTAAGAGTATTTGGAACATTATATACCCGTAGTGCCTTTTTTTTTAAGGCACTAACATAACATGAATCTGGTGGCTTTTCTGCAAATTTTGTTACATCATATGGCCATTCTGATTCTGGACAGAGTCCATGTGTTTGTATAGACGTTATACCATCAATCATTGAGGCTCCTGCATCTGTTGCTATATCATTTCCTAGAACTCTTTCATTATAATATAAGAAGAGTCTTGAGCCAAGAAAATTTTCAGGATCAATAAAATCATAGGCGGCGCAAAGAGCTTGTGTAGTACAACTACCGATGTTTCCCTGGTCATATACAGGTGGCATATTTGGACTTGTGCGAAGGTCAACCGATTCTGGGACTGATGTGGATAATACACGGGGATTATACTTTAATTTTTCTTTTGGAAGACGAGTAATTTTTAGATTATAGTGACGCTGCATAGTTTCTAAACTAGTTTAAGATATTAGTTCAACCAATGTTAGATATGGTTGCCTCCTTGCTAAGGCTCCTACATAGTGGTCTTCAAGACGAGAGACTTATGACCTTAGACCCTGTAAAGTATATCCGTGTTCTTGTCCGAGCTGGCCGTATGACAACTCAATGGTCACGCCTTGATTTTCAGCAGACTCCAACCTTCGGTCAAACAGCTTCTTGTCGCTTACTCAAAAAAGGTGAACTTATTACGAGACTTTATCTTGTTGCAACAATGCCCGATATTTACACACAACAGGCCAAGGTTTTAAATATAACAAATTTTGTCGGACCCAGGTTCGGTTGGACAAATAGTCTTGGACACGCCCTTATTGCCCAAGCTTCTGTTTCACTCGGAGGTCGTTTAGTTGAAACACTTGATAGTCGGCTCTTAGAAGTTATGGATGAATATAATACGCCTCTTGAGAAGGTTCTAGATGTAAATAAAATGATTGGACGTGTTCAAAACGGATTTGGTGAAACAAGTCTTGGAAATAGCAGTGTTCCAACGCAGGTTATTGTTCCTCTACCATTCTGGTTTAGTCGTGGAGACTTGGGCGCTGCCCTGCCGATTGATAGTCTTCATGTAGATGAGGTTCGTGTATCTGTCCAGTTTCGTCCAGTAAATAGTCTTTATTATACTGAATCACGGTCGTCAACAAGTGTAGCTGGTTCTGAAGGTTCTGCCTTATGGCCTATGTTAGGAAGTTCATTCTATTATTCAGATCCAGCTGGCTCTGTAGTTCCTGGTCTAGCCTATACTGGAACTGCCTCAAAACTTTCAGGACTTTCAATGCCTAGTGGCTTGGCCTTAGGAGACGCATACTTGCTCGCAGAGTATATTTACTTAGATAAACCAGAAGCAAATCGTTTTCGCATAGCAGATATTGAGATTCCTATTGTACAACATGTTGCTATTGACGTTAAGGATACAAAACGTGCGCCATTCTATCAGATTCCCTTTGAGATTCAGAACCCAGTTCGTCATCTATTTTTTATGGCGCAGAATTATTATGCCTCTGCGCACAATGCCTTTTTCTTGGCCACTGCGGACTTAAGTGAAAATGGTCGTGTATGGTGGCCAGATTGTAGTGGACTGAATGGCATGTATTATGCCTCTCTCAAGCCTGGATTCGTAACACGCGGTTCAGAGCCATTTAACTTAATAGAATTGGTTTATGAAGGTTCTTACGTCCGTACAAGTACAGAAAACTGTGCCATGTATAGAAGTATTTTACCGAGCCTTGAAGAACGAAAATCGCCATGGCATAATCGCTATATGTATTGTATACCTTTTGGAGTTCAGGCAGGATATACTGACCCCTCTGTAGTTATGGGTGAGGCAAATATGAATCGTATTATGAAAAAAGAGTTGCGCCTTGGAATCACTGGTGGTCAAATGTGGATTTATGCATGGGTAGAGACCTATAATATCTTGAAGATTTATGGAGGGCGTGGTGCACTTTTATTTTCTTATTAATCTTTATACAATAATAAATTACATGTCGCCGCTCGATTTTTTTCACTTGGAAGAACTACTTCAGCATTTCTTCCATATCTGTAAAAATTAATAGTGCCCTTCCAAGCTTCTCCAGACTTTATCCAGTTATTAAATTCCTTACTGAGCTCCTTGTAGGAAGGGTCTTCTTTATCAATTCCAAGCGACTGGATTTTTTTTAAGATTCGTAAACTTTCTTGAAGACGTTCACTTTGTGGTTTGGCTTCCATCTGTATCATATTTCTTTTTTACTAGTTCTGTAAAATACGAACAAGATATCGGAGAAGAATTTTCTTTATAGCTAGATAAATCATAAGACAAATAAATTTTTATAACTAAGTGTGTAAAGAAATTACAATCTACAAGGTCACCAAAACAAAACTTTACACAATTAATTATATCTTTTTTTTTCAATAAACGATAATATTGGTCTACAAGAACCCAGGATGATTCTGAACTGAATTTAATACCATCGTCCTTCACATACATAGGAAGTGCAAGGTCATCAAAAAAGAGCATTTCTGTAATATCTAATGGACTATAAGGGTAGAGATCCAATACACGCTTGAATTGTTTAGGAAACACATTATTGATTCTAGTAGGATTCTCTGGCCTGGTTAAAATATGATCAAAGGCGAAATCTGGAACCAAGAATTTAAACATATATTCTATAGAGCGAGGAAGACTATTTTGTAGAGTGGAATCTAGTTCAGATTGATTTGTATACATAATAACTGCATCAATCTTGTTTTCTTTTTTTAATCTTGCAAGAGTTTTTAGAAATTCTATAAGGTCTGGTCGGAAGATTGATTCTCTTATCATCCAAGACGCAAGGCGTTCAAGAATATAATGGAATAATTCAAGGTCTATCTTTCCAAGTTTGTGTATAGTCCTTATTATTGAAACAACAATGATATAAGAACCAGTTGTTTCATCATTATCTAAGATAACTGCCCTAAGAGGGGCACCGTTCATTCTATCTAGAACCTGCACATGTACTGAAGTAAATACGCCCTTCTTCAATTTGTGACTTGTATTCATAGGTATTGAAGACTCTTGTAATAGATGAACTATAGAAGCCTGCACAGGTACTCACGTTGTTCTTTGGATATTTACTAGAATATCCAGAAAAAAGGGCTATTTCTTGAATCTTGCGGATTCTATCACTTGCATCTAAGGGCATTTTCTAATATACTAAAATATTTTAGAATTTTGTGTTGGTCTAAACAAATCCTATATGGTAAGAATAAGAATGTGTGGTATTCTTGCTATACTTGGTTCAAAGATTGTTAAAGAACGAGCGGAAGGTCAACTTAAAAAGCTTGCAGGTCGTGGACCTGAGGGTGGGCGCCTTTTAGAAGGTCCTTCATTTCAACTTGGCTTTACAAGACTTGCGATTAATGGGCTAGACCCTTCTGGAATGCAGCCAATGCAGGGTGATGGACTTGCCTGGACGTGTAATGGAGAAATATATAACTATGCCGAGCTTGCAAAGGCGTATGGGTTGGAGATGAAGGGTTCAGATTGCTCAGTAATAGGAGGTCTATTTAAGAAACTAGGTACAATGACCGATGCTCGTACCTTTTTCCAGAGTCTTGATGGTGTCTTTGCCATGGTAATTATTGATGCTGCGGCAGGAATAGCCTATGTTGCTCGTGACCCCTATGGTGTTCGCCCCTTATATGTTGGTTACAATCTTGATGGAAATACTGTTAAAAATATTTATTTCTCTAGTGAGCTAAAAGCTCTTGACTTAGGTGTATGTAGTGTTGTTGAGCACTTCCCTCCAGGACACTATGCCGCCTACGATTTGAAGACACTCAGTCGTATTGGTTTTGAACCCTACCACAGCATTCCTTGGCTCAAGAATCCTATATGCGCCACAATGGCCAAGGCTACATCAGCACTCCAAGTAGCTCTTGTTAGTTCTGTAAAGAAGCGTATGATGACTGAGCGCCCAGTGGCCGCCTTGTTGAGTGGAGGTCTTGATAGTAGTTTAATCGCAGCTCTTGTTCAGAAAGAACTTGTTTTGGCAGGAAAGCCTTCCTTGAAGACCTTTAGTATTGGATTTGAAGGTTCTGAAGATTTGCGTCATGCTCAGTTAGTAGCAGACCACATCGGCTCAGATCATACAGAGATTATTATGACACCTGAGGAGTTTTTTGAGGAGATTCCTGAGGTAATTAAGGACATTGAATCCTTTGATATTACTACGGTTCGTGCCTCTGTTGGAAACTGGCTTGTAAGTCGTGAGATTCTGCGTCGTACGGATTGCAAGGTTGTCTTTAATGGTGATGGTTCTGATGAAGTATTTGGTGGTTATAAGTATTTCTATTCTGCCCCTTCTGATGAGGCCTTTGAGGCGGAATGTGGCAGACTTTTACAAGATATTCATATGTATGACGTCCTTCGTTCTGACCGCTCTATAAGTAGTCATGGCCTTGAGCCTCGTACACCCTTTTTGGATAAGCAATTTGTTGGAGTTGCGCGTGGTATTTCAACTGCCCTTCGTCGCCCAGTGACTGGTGTTCGTCTTGAAAAGGCTGTTCTGCGCCTTGCGTTTAATGATGGTCTACTTCCTGAGGCTGTCTTATTTCGCAAGAAGGAGGCCTTCAGTGATGGTGTAAGTGGCCTTGAAAAATCCTGGTACCAGGAATGTCAGGAGCGTGCTGAGGCTGTTGTCGGTTCTGATTGGCAAGTGAAGGCTGCAGAATTCAAGCATCTAACGCCAAAAACTGCGGAAGCTTATTATTACAGAAGTCTGTTTAACCAATACTATGGTTCAGCAGAGAAGTGTATACCCTATTTCTGGATGCCTCAGTGGGTAAAGGCCACTGACCCTAGTGCTCGGACTTTGGCTTAGTCATCCTCATCTTGTCCACGTGGGCCAGTTGGCTCAGGCGGTGACGGATGTCTATTGTCCTTATAAAGCTCATCGCATTTTAATGCACTGTGACCACGCTCATTACAAACTGAACACACTTCACAAGGAAACATATACCTATTGAATTAAGACTTGTGTGCCAATTTTTTATTTTTACGTGTTCCTACCTTTCTATATTTTCTGGTCTTTCTTCTACCACCATTGATATTTGAGCGTGTTAGTTGGTGTTTCATATCTTCTATGTCATTTTGTGAAACGTCACTCAAGTCTGATTGACTTCTATTGAAGCGTGTTTGTAAGAAAGTTTGTGCAAATTTTGGATTTTTTTTTACATATTCTCTTAAAGGTGGAATTACCTTATTAAAAACCGAGGTATTCTGTGTTTTATATCCTTGTATAAGACTTGAAGCAAGAATTTCTCTATCATCATCATAAATAGGATTTAGTTGTATATTTTTTGAGTTCACAGAATTTAATCCTTTTGAACTCAACGGAGATTTTTTAAACCAGCCGCTAAACATCTACTTACTGCTTATGTTTAGTGAAAGACTCTAGACTTCAACCAATCCAACCAGCCCTGGCCTTTTTCAGAGTTCCAATGCATATGTCTATCAATTGTGAGCCCTTGGCTGCGATCTATAAGTGTTACATCCGCATACACAGGCCTGTAAGGTGTTAAATGATGAAGAACCTTGCCAATATTGTGCGTTGAGAGTGTTCCACAAGTATAAATATCAAATTCTAAAAGACAGTTACTATTGGCTGTATTAAGAAAACGGGGATCGGGGCGATTCCAGAAATGGAAGGCAATGTGACTTGTCTCAATTGGTGCAATTCCTGTTAACCCTTCATTAAATCTTGGATATTTCATATAATATACGTGCGGAGTTGCAAGGCTTTTCATATTAATATCCTTAATGATATTATCAATCATATGTCTAACTTTTTCCTTATCCTTTTCAAGTGGGCAGGTTTCTAATTCCATACGCAGTAGTAAATGATGATGTTGAACCTTGCTTGAGGGTTTGTTATTTTTTCGCGTCTTATTTGCCATTGTTCACTACTTAGGATGACTTAAAAATACTGTGAGTTGATATATAGTAGTTATGGCGCTTGGAGCTGTAAAGAAGGCTTTCCGTATACAATTTGCAAGTAACTTAAATGTTCATACAAAAACCTTTCGTGAATCAATCATGCAGTTAGATCCGTGTGCTCCGTCACTAGCCCTGCTCGGAGATATTGGACTACCGGACTGTGATAAAACAAGGGATTTTATGAAATGGTGCGATACAACGTATGAAACCGTATATTGGGTTCCTGGTTACGTTGAACTTTCTGATATTCATGATAAGAAGCATACATGGATTGACCGTTATGGAGAATGTAATGAAAGTATACATAAATGGAATTTGAAAAATACCTTTCTTTGTTACAAGACTTATGTACAACGTGATGACCTTCAAGTTCTTTTGACTCCAGTATTTTACGAAAGTGATAAATATGCACTATATACATATTGTGGACATAAAAAGGCTGTAAGAATGGGAAAGAAAAATTTTAATGAACTTATAAATTCAGAAGTTGATTGGTTACTAAATAGAACTGCTGCGTCAAAGGTTCCTGTTGCCTGGTTCACATATGCTTCTCCTTTTGTTTCAGTAGGACTTCATAAAATTTCAGCCCCATCCATGTTAAATTATCCCAAACTCTTGTGCTCTTTACAAGGCCAATGTGATAATATGATGTATCCTGTATATATTAATGGCACAAATCCTTGGTCTGGGGTAAATATTTTAGGTCACAAAACTTATTTGAAGGATGCATATTGGGAGCATGAAATGAAATAATAATATCATACTAATTATAGGATGGACATTTATCGTAATTATTCAAAGGTTCCTGGATATTTTAATAATAGAACCCGAAACAATCATCGCCCCCCACATATAAAGGCCTACGCCAACGCAGTGCGTCGTTTAGGAAAGGAAGAAGCCGATAAGAAATTTCCTGGAATACTCAACTGGGTAACAAGCCAGCGCTTACAGGGTCTTAATTCAAGAACATCTTATACAAAGAAAAGAAAGACACGTAAATCAAGGCGGTAAGGGTAATTTGGGATACGTAGAATATGCGTTTGTGTCCATAATCATTTTAAAAAAACTTTTTTCAAATCCTTTTATGGATTTGTAAAAATTTGCCTGGCCATAAAAGGCAATCTGCCGTTTAGATTTTATGTACTTAATCGCCTCGTCAGTTGTACATCTATATTTGGCTATAAGAACCATGGCAGTGATTGCAGCTGAACGTTGCATTCCTGCTGCGCAGTGTATAAGAATCTTATTTCCCGCATTATACTCCTTCATAACCTTAAATACAATCTCCCAAGACCAATGTTCCATGTTACGAATTTCATCGTCTTCTAAGTTGTCATCAACAGGAACTCTGTACATAGACCGTTTTCCTGGTGCAAAGGGAATATCCTTTGTTGCATTAAAAATCGCAGTTATATTATTTTGTCTCAACCAATCGGTATTTTGACTTGCCTTTCTATTTCCTAACCAAAGTCCTGGAATAATTTCATCAGCAGCATTACCACCGCTCATTGAAAAGAGTCTCTGAACACAATCAGCAAAAAAATTAATTATATTTCGTCGCATACAGCCCATTAACTAATCTTATGAACCTTACAAAAAGATTATATCGCCTAGATGAGGTTCGTTCTGCTTTCTTATTTTGTCTGAAGAATCGTCGTTTTATGGAGGCAATATTCTGGTTACGTGAGCTAGAAGAATCGCATTATGGCGGTGAGACTCGCAGACTTCTTCTTGTATCTTGGTCTATGAATATAGGACTTTCAAGGCTAATATGGTTTCATGAATGGTGTAAGAATTCTGAAACACGTGAAGGCCGTCTTCGTCTCTGTTGGCAACTTCTGCGCTGTTCGGAGCGTGATTCTAGTATCTGGTGGCTGTTGTGGTCTGGAGTGTGTCCAATTGTATTCGATGATTTTCTAAGTAAATGGAAGGCTATTTACAAGATGAAAAACTTCTGGGATAAGATTCATAGTCCAGAAGCCCTTCAGAAGGATATGAAGAGTTATGATATCTTTGCAAGAGGTGTTGCATATTATCTTTCTTGTAAAGTTCCTAGCGGGTCAATGATGGTGTTATCTTCTGAAGAACCAATTGATTTACGAAAAACTCTGGATGAATGGGATGTGCTGACAATTCGTAAGGGTCGTGTCTATGAAATTCCCTCTAGCTGTTTATACGGAATGACTCTGCGAGGTAATGGAGAAGATACATCCGATGAAATTAATAATCCTGCCTTTAACGAATCGCCTTATTGGAGAAGACTTGGTGGTGGCTCTTGGACTTCTGATACTGCTAAAGAAGAGTTCTTTGATACGTACTTTCCTGATGATATTCCAGATGAATGGTCTTTGAAAGAAAAAAGACAATCCCACGGTCCTGGAGTGAAGCCGGTTGGATCCCTTGGAAAATGGTGGAGAAGCTGGATTCACGAAAATCATGAATGGATTGCCGATACTAGTAAAATCTATGAATGGATAAATACACAGCCGTGCGAACCCGTGCTACATAAAGTATGTAGCTTTATATAGTATAATGTCATCAAACATTTTGATTGTTGGTTGTGGACTTTCTGGAGCCGTGATGGCCGAACGACTTGCAGCAAATGGGCATAATGTAGTTATTATTGATAAAAGAGACCATATTGGAGGAAATGTCTATGACTATATTGATGAGACAGGAATAAGAGTTAGTAAGTACGGTGCTCATCTTTTTCATACAAATTCTGAGCGTGTTTGGAAGTATGTAAATCAGTTTAGTGAATGGGTTCGCTGGGATCATGAGGTGCTTTCAATGTGTGAAAATAAGCTAGTCAGTGTTCCTGTAAACCCTACAACTGTAAATATACTCTGCGGGGAGAATCTTCAAGGTGGTGATGAAATGAAGGCATGGCTTGAGGCGAATCAAGAAAGGTATGATAGTATTGAGAATTCTGAACAAATGGCAAAATCTCGTGTTGGGAGTGTTTTGTATGAGAAACTTATCAAAGAATATACATTTAAACAGTGGGAGAAATATCCAGAAGAATTAGACCCTTCTGTTCTTGCAAGAATACCCATACGATTTACACATGATACTCGGTATTTTGACGACAAGTATCAAGCACTTCCTAAAAATGGCTACACTGCCTTTGTGAAAGAGATGCTGGCTTCTGAGAATATAAAGGTTCTTCTGAACACAGACTACTTCAAGTATATAACTGAACATTCAGAAATATTTGACCAAATAATCTATACTGGTCCAATTGATGCCTTTTATAAGGATTCTGGCCTTGAACCCTTGGAATATAGAAGTATTAATTTTGTAACAGAACGGTATAAGAATATGAATTATTATCAGAAAAACTCAGTTATAAACTATTCTTCAAAGGATGTGCCTTACACTCGTATTGTAGAATATAAGCATTTTTTAAATCAGAAATCAGAAGATACAGTTATTGTAAAAGAATTTACCTGTTCTGGTGGAGAACCATATTATCCTATACCAAATAAGAAAAATATGGATCTTTATGAAAAATACAAGGCTCTTTCAAGTAAGGAAAGTAAGATACATTTTCTGGGTCGCCTTGCAAATTATAAATACTTCAATATGGATGCTGCAATATTGAATTCGCTTGAATACTTTGATATGCTTTTCTATAAGCTATCATCATCTTGAATAAGATCATTGATAAGGTCTTGAATATTTATTTCAAGATTGTGGACATATACAATATTCCCAAGGGGGGGAGGGTCAATCAAATTGCTAATATCTGACTCTGTATCTGTATAATCCTCCACTGGAGATTGAGGGGGTGGTGGAGGTGGAGGAGCTCCAAGGGCTGTCTTATATTCTTCTATCTTTTCTGTATTGTCAAATAATTGCATTGAACGAACATAGATGACGTTTAATTTATTAGTATTTGCGCTATTTTCTATAATATCATATCTGTAGCGAATTATATAATAATCTTTCATGAGGTTCAGCCAGGTTTTCATATACGCATCGTCCAATCTATGTTTAACTGCCCAACGAAGGGCTATTTTTACAATAGGTTTATTAATATCATTATCCTCATATTGACTTACAATAAAATCATCTAAATATTCTAGTGTTTCGCCAGTAGGATTTTTGCAAATCTGTGTAATAGAGTTGATTTTAAGATTTGTAAAATTGTCAAGGCTGAAATTAGTTAAATTCCATCTTGAACTTCTATATGCCTCAATAAACCATGAGCCGTAACCATATTTACGCAATGAATCTACAATTGTAATTCGCTGTCCCTCATTGAAGTCAAGATTCGTTAATGGATTCTTAGGATGGTTTGGCTTTGGAAAGAGCCATTCTGAATATTGAAGGGCAGTCTCAAATTGTTTCTTAAGAGAAGAGGCCTCAAATTGGTAAAACCCACGACTCTTGAAGTCAAAGATTTTAACGCATTTTACAGGTGGCTGTAGTGTACATGGGTCTTCGGTATTTAAGAGGCGATTCTTATATTTTTTCTGAATCCATTTATTAAATAATATTTTCATATTGATATGTACAGTCCGCTCCTTTTCCATCCATTCAGAATATTCGGCATATTCTTTCTCAAAGACTGTAACAAAGGGACTCTTATTGTCTGTATATTTTACTATGTTTTTCTCAAGTCTTTGTTTATATTTTGTTCTTTCTCGTATACTATATTTATTTTTATAGAATATTATCTTAATGCTCATAGGAATATCCTTACATATAGAAAGCAGTGATGGAAATAACTTTGCATGTGGAATATATCCAACAGTTTCTCCACCCCAATCTAGCATTATGTTAAAAATACTATTCTAAACTAACGATTCAATTTTATTCAGAAAACTTATACAGTATCAACCGATTGTTTATTAAACTTCCAACAGCCTTGGACGACCTGTCATACACTGTCCCATCGGTTTCATCACACCATAACGGCTGTGGAGTTTCCAGAGTCGGCTGAATTCTTGTAAGTATTTTTTGAGTTGTTGGCTCAGGAATCGTAGAATTCTGATGAGTAAGACACCTTCCTGTTCCCAATAAACAAGGTTTCCTACAGCGTTCAAGAATATTGTTTTCATTGAATACCGGACAGCTATACGGCATATCATTATCTGCGTGTATAGTTGTTTTCGGCATCTTTTTCAAAATCTTATCCTGTAGCTCCTTTTCCGAAACTTTCAGAATTTTTGCTGCATCACGACATAGTCGCTTTGCTTCTTGATTAAGAGATGCCTGTAGACTTTCAAACAGGGACTTTGGAATATTCATGGTACTGGCTGTATGCGATTTATATAGCTTCAATTTTACTAGCAATCGAATAATGAGCCTTCTGCGGGAATGGTGGGGGCCTAGATTCTGGAAAATCCTTCATACCCTTGCAGAATGTAGCGGAACAATGTCATCATCTATACTTGCGAATGATGAAGCAGATTTATGGACAATACTCTTAAAAGGACAGGCCTTTGTTATGACATGCGCACTTTGTAGGGAACACTATATTAGCTGGCATAGAACACATAGACCTGTGAACATACGGCTTCTTAAATCAGCAGAACGTAAGGAATATCTACGTCGCTGGTTGTGGGCTTGTCATAATAATGTAAATAAACAGTCGCAAAAAGAAGAGATTTTAGAAGAACAGCTTTCAGAACTCTATAAAAAAGAATCGCTTTCAGAATCTATAAAGGATATTTATGATATGTTTAGAATTGCACTTGAACGTTCACAACTTAAACCAGAAGATGTGAACCGTTGGAAGACCTGTGTTGTTAAATTACGTATGTTATACGGTGTGTAACCATGAATCAAGAGTTACATGAAGAAGAGTATTAATTGAATTGGATATGTGAATTGTATCAAGCTTATCAATTGGAATTACAACACTCGGTATAGATGGAACATCAATCTGAACGGATTGAAAGGGAATACTATCATTAATAATAAGGGTCATCATAGAATGAATATAACCAAACATATTCATATATGATACTGTCATATTATTGATACGATTATTATCTCCAAAATTACTCACGACAGAATAACTACCCGTTAAATTGGGGCGGATAACAATTATATCATCATTAGACTTATTCTTAATATCGCGAATAAAACGAAAGACAAGAGACTCCATTATACTTATATTTACGTGGCTGGGGTGGCCAATTTTATTATGTAGGGACGCACATTGTTGGATTTGGCTCTTCATAAGACTGCATCGGTAGTAGACGATTGCTGATTCCGAAAATATCATCAAGGCGTCCTAGACCACACTGTCTCATAAAGCTATACCATCCTTGCGCCAAAGAACCTCCTAGAAGCCATGATACAATTACACCTACACCAGTTTCGCATGATGTAGAATATCTGACAAGGGTAAATAAGACAGCAGCCAGTGAAACTATAATCATACTAATCATTGTCTGATTCTTACGAGCTTCAATTGCCGCCTTTGAAGCCTTGGATGACGATTGTTTATTGTATAGATTATTTGCATTTAAGAATAAGTAGGTACAGAAAAACGCCATTATTGTAAGCCAATAGGATGGTACTACATTCATTGTTATTGGAAGAACTGAACTGGATGATGTAAATAAATTGCACGCTTCTGCTGTCGCGGCATCCATCTTCCACAAGGATAATGGAACGGTCATCCAATCAGGTGTATTACTGAATATGAGCTCCCATAATACATTCAAGAGAAGACATCCAAGGGGCGCTAACATAGCCAGGCCAACAAAGAAAAATAAGAGATTTATATTTCCTTGTGCCATTCCTAGAACTAGAATAGTAGTACTAAGAAGAACCGGAAGACTACGAAATCCCTGGCTACTAAGATTCCTTATTCCACATACTAATGGACTAATGATGGATGCCATCCTGTCACTCTATTACTGTTGCTGTTTTGCGCATATATATTGTTTTCCCCCTGTGGCAGACCTGTCAGCTAAGAGCGGAATTCCTAAGAAATTTATAGAATCACGTCCAAAGAGATAGGTGTGTAATAATTGTATACCACCACCTGTTAGTAGACCAAATACAAGAGAACCTAGAGCAATCCATAGCTTATCACAGGTGTTTAGAACTCTCCAGAATACAAAGCATAAGAGTAGAATAACTGTGAAGATAATACTTAGTGGTACTCTGACCTTCCATTCAGGTGTCTTCTGGCCAAGCTCCTTGAGTTCTTGTCTGAAATTTAAGACAGAGAATAGCATGTAAAATAGGGATGATGATATGAAAAATATCGGTATACTCGGAAAGGAGGTTTTTGGAAAGATATAGCCTAGAGCAGAAATTAGATAGGGACTCGGTATTCCTGGCATACAGACATCAGAACCAGGTGATTCTGTATTTGCCATAAGAGTGCCAACAAAACCGAATAAGAGCCACGCTACTATTGAAAATTCAAACATTGCAAGAACAAGAATACTTATAGGAAAGTTTTGTGTCAACAGGGCAAAAATTGTAGAGCCTAAGAAGAGAGAATCTGGAAGTCCTCGCATTGTTTCGTTATATATATGTGTTAGTATGCCTAAACCTGATTCTATACTACTCATAGAGACCGGTCTTCCTGTTTGAGTGATGGGTATTCCTTCATATTATAAAACCTTATGTGACCGCATACCGGGTTTATTGGTAAAAAAGATTCCTGAAGAGCCAACACATTTATGGATTGATTTTAATTGTATGGTGTATCATTGTATTCGTCGGCCTGGAGCTCCTGTCTATGCCGGTGAAGAGACACGTGTTCAATGGGAAAATCAAATCATTGAAGACGTATGTAAATATCTTAAGAATCTTGTTACAGTTGTTGGGCCAACTAAGATGGTCTATATTGGAGTTGATGGGGTTGTTCCTATGGCGAAGATTCGCCAACAACGCCTTCGTCGGTTTAAGAGTGTTTGGACGGCTACTGAAGAAGAACGTATTGGTGTTCGCAACGTTGGAGAACCTCGCTGGGATACGAACTCAATTACACCGGGCACTGCCTTTATGGAGCGACTTGGTGTCGCCCTTCATAAGATCCCCAAGGGTGGTATTCAATGGGAAGTGAGTGCTGCAGATGAACCGGGAGAAGGGGAACATAAGGTTATGCGCCTTATGCGGGATTATTCAGATGGAATTCATGTTGTATATGGTTTAGATGCGGACTTAATTGTCTTGAGTATTTTACAGAATAAGAATATTTGGCTATTTCGCGAGGCAATGGAAACTGGGGTTAAGGGTCGGCCATCAAATGACGCAGTTAAGAAAAACTGTGGAGATGTGGGTGGT